TTGGCGAGACTCGAAAAACTGGCACATGGTGACGCCGAATGCCGGCCGATCGGTGACGGTTGCGCGGCTTGAAGAAGACTCGCGCCAGGCCGAAGCCGCAGGCGAAGAAGAGTTCCGACGATGGGCGTCGCAGCATCTCAACGTCGAGATCGGCCTTGCGCTGCACTCGGATCGATGGGCCGGCGCTGATCAGTGGGAGCAACGCGCAGAGACTGGACTCGATCTTGAGTCGGTGATTGCGCGATCAGAGGTCATCACAGTCGGCATTGACGGCGGCGGTCTTGACGACTTGCTCGGGCTGGCAGTGATCGGCCGCGAGCGCGATACGGGTCGCTGGCTCACATGGGCGCACGCATGGGCGCATCCGTCCGCGCTTGAGCGGCACAAAGGCCAGGCGGCGCGTTTCCGCGACTTTGAGCGAGACGGCGACCTGACGATCGTGTCATCGATCGGTGAAGACGTGGAAGACGTGGCGGACATTACCGCGCGGGTTTTCCAGTCTGGCCGGATGGACAAGGCCGGCGTTGACATACACGGCATCGGCGCGATTCTCGACGCGATCGTCGAGCGCGGCGTCGAGCAGGAGCGGGTGGTCGGTATCTCGCAGGGCTGGAAGTTGACCGGCAGCATTAAAACCGTCGAGCGGAAATTGGCCGAAGGCGCGATGGTTCATGGCGGCGCACCGATGATGGCCTGGTGCTGCAGCAACGCGAAGGTGGAGCCGAAGGGTAACGCGGTTGCGATCACAAAACAGGCCGCTGGTTTCGCAAAGATTGACCCTTTGATGGCCGTCTTCAACGCCGCCGCACTCATGGCATTGAATCCGCAATCTGCGGGCGTACCGGAGATTTTTGCACTGTGAATATTCTCGATCGAATCAGTTCGGCGCTTGAGGCGTTTCGCGCGCCTGCTGGCGCCGAGAAGTCGATCGATGTCCGCAATGCGTCTTCGATGACGCTGTCCGATTTCAACGATTGGGTCACCGCGAGCGACATCTATAGCTTCGGCGAATCCAGCGCGATGCAGGTCAGCACGATCTACGCTTGCGTGGCGCTGATCGGCGGCGCGGTGTCGTCGATTCCGCTGGAGTTCTACCGGCGCGACGCTGCCGGTCACCGCGAAAAGTTCACGCCTGACCTTTGGTACTTGTTCAACGAGCAGCCGTTCCCCGCATGGAATGCGGCGACCGCATGGGAATACTCCATGCAGAGCCTGCTGTTGCGCGGCGATTCGTTTTGGCGCATTCACCGCGCAAGCCGCCTGTCGCCGACGATCACCGGCTTTGAGCCGCTGCACCCGGCCACGGTATACGTCTGGCGCTCGGGCGATCGTCTGCGCTACCGCGTGACGCCGCAACCATCGCAGCTCATGCAGCCGACGGCAGGCACGCCGATCGCCAATATCAGCGGCGCGAGTCCCGCGATCGAGCTTGATCAAGACGATATGTTGCACGTTCCCGGTCCGGGATTCGACGGTCTGCGCGGCCTGTCTCAGGTCACGTCGTCGCTGATGCAGTCCGGCAATATCGCGAAGTCGGCGGACAAGTTCACGAGCGCTTTTTTTGCCAACTCGGCGCGGCCGGACTTCGTGCTTGAGTCTGACGCGAAGATGGACGCGCAGCAGATCGCGCAACTGCGCGACCAGTGGGAGCAGCTCTACGCAGGCGCGACAAAGGCCTGGAAGCCTGCCGTGCTGACCGGCGGCCTGAAGGTCAAGCCGGTGACGTTGTCGTCGCACGACGCGCAGCTACTCGAGACGCGGAAATTTACCGTCGATGAGATCTGCCGCGTTTTCGGTGTGCCGCCGCACATGGTCGGCCACATGGAAGGCACGTCGGCGTGGGGTACGGGCATTGAGCAGATGTCGCTCGGATTCTCGAAATTCACGCTTCAGCGGCATCTGCGCAAGATCGAGCAAGAGATCAACCGGAAGGTCTTCAGGACTGCCGCGAGATTCTGCTCGTTCGATGTCACCGGCCTCGAGCGCGGCGACTTCAAAACGCGGATGGAAGGCTACCGCGTAGCACTTGGCCGCGCTGGCGAGCCCGCATGGCTCACCGTGAATGAAGTGCGCCAAATGGAAAATATGCCGCCGGTTGATGGCGGCGATCAGCTTGTTACCGGTGCGCTCGACGCAACCGATCCGCCAGGCGCACCGCCTGCGACACCGACCACCGATCCCTCGCAGGACTGACCACCATGAAAACCATATCCGCGCGACTTGCGTCGCGGGCTTCCGCACGCCTGTTCGAGGTGCGCGCCAGTGCGTCGCCTACAGGCGACACCGAGATCTATCTTTATGACGTGATCGATGCAGATTGGGGCGTCGGTGCGCGTCAATTCGTCGATGCAATCACCGGCATCACCGGCTCGATCGCGTTGCATATTAATTCCCCAGGCGGCGATGTCTTCGAAGCTCGCACGATGGTCAGCGCACTGCAGGCCGCGCGCGCTCGCGGCGTCAAGGTGACGACGTACATTGACGGACTGGCCGCGTCGGCCGCGTCCTACGTTGCGCTGGCAGCCGACGAAGTCGTGATGTCCGAGGGCGCTTTGCTGATGGTGCATTGCGCCTGGGCGCTGACTGTCGGCAACTCGTCCGACATGGTCGCAATGGCCGACCTGCTCGACAAGATCGACCAAACGATTGCGGCTGACTACTCAAAAAAGACCGGCAAGCCGATGGACGAAATGCTCGCGCTGATGGAAGCCGAGACATGGATCGACGCAGCAGAAGCGGTCGAAATGGGATTCGCCGATCGCATTGCTGCCGCGCCTGCCGCAGCCACAAAGAATCAGTGGGATCTGAGCGCATACAAACGCGCGCCGATCTCCGCACAAGACACGCCGGACGTACCGGCACCAGACCCTGAGATGCCTGCGCCGACCGAGTCGGCCACATACGCGCACGCGCGCCGAATGCTCGCGCATCTCGACCGAATCGGCTAACGACGCTCCGTCTTTACCGATCAACAGCCGCCTCCGGGCGGCTTTTTTTTTGCCTTTTTTTTGGAGGACTTATGTCCCAATCGATCCAAGCATTGCGGGAGCGTCGTGCCGCAGTCGCGCTGAATGCGCGTCAAATCCTCGACGAAAACACTGGCGACAAATGGACTGTGCAGCTCGGCGAGCAAGTCGATGCGCTGTACAACGAGATCGGCGCCATCGACAGCCGCATCAGCAGCGAAGAGCGCTCGATGCAAGTCGAAGCCGAGAATAAGGTCGAGAAGCTGCACGCTTCGGATCACGATCCGCTCTCGCCGAAAATCCTCTTCAACAAGTGGATGCGCGGCGGCGATGCCGGTCTGAGCGCAGCCGAGTGGACTGCCGTTCGTAACACGATGTCGACCACCACCAACTCGGAAGGCGGCTTCACCGTTCCTTCGCTGATCTCCAGCACGCTTTACGACAGCATGAAGGCTTTTGGCGCAATGCGCGTCGTTGCTGACAACATCCGCACCGCTGACGGTCGTCCGCTGTCTTTTCCGACTTCGGATGGCACCGCAGAAGTCGGCGAGATCATCGCGCAAAACGTCACCGCAACTTCGGCTGATCCGACCTTCGGCACCGTCGCACTGAATGTCTTCAAGTACTCGTCGAAAATTGTCGCGGCGCCCGTCGAGCTGATCCAAGACTCGACTATCGACATTGAGTCGTTCATCCGCAACCGTCTCGCGCAGCGTCTCGGCCGCATTGCAAACCAGCATTTCACGACTGGCACCGGCTCGGGTCAGCCGTCTGGCGTTGCTCAGACTGCGGGCGCAGGCAAGACCGGCGCCACCGGCCAGACCGCAACGATCATCTTCGATGACCTTATCGATATGGTGCATTCGGTCGATCCGGCCTATCGCTCGACTCGCAGCGCTTTCATGACCAGCGACGCACTCGTGCGCGTGATCCGCAAGCTGAAGGATTCGCAGAATCGTCCGCTGTGGGTGCCGTCTTTCGAGCGCGGGATTGTTGGCGGCGTCGGCGCATCGAATGGCGGCTATTCCGCCGAGTCGTCGCCTGTCGTTTTTGACACGCTGCTCGGCTATCCGCTGTGGATCAACAACGATTGCGCCGCTCCTGCTGCGTCCGCGAAATCGCTCTTTTTCGGCGACTTCTCGTACTACAAGATCCGCGACGCGATGGATGTGCAGATGTTCCGCTTCACCGACTCGGCTTACACCAAGTTCGGCCAAGTCGGATTTCTCGCCTGGGCGCGGATGGGCGGATCGCTCGTCGATACCGCTGCAGTCAAGGCCTACACCCACGCGGCCA